TGTTCCAATACAGCGAGGAAAAGATGGAAACCGGAGTCCCAGAAATAGATGTGGTGGAGGACATAAACGGTTACAGTATTACCCTCTCTCTAGGAGCAACCAGTGGAACAGGAACTTTTGGAAAAGGCGATCTCGTATACCAGTATTCGAGTGGATCAATCACGGGAGGCGTTTCGGGCGCAAATGCTAAAGCGACCGTTCTTTCCTATGACCCGAGCAGTCCAAATACTATTATTCTCACTGATGTATATGGTAAGTGGCTCGCATCCTCGGGTGGAACGACTCGATATGTAACTAAGAGTAGCAACTCTCTTTATAGAACTGTATCTGGCATCAACGATTCGTTTGGGGAATTTGTTGATGATACAAACACCAAGATACAAGAAGAAGCAAATCAGTATTTAAACTTTACTGAAAAACATCCGTTTGGAGATCCGTGATAAATGCTAGAACACTTTTACCATCAAACGATTCGTAAAGTTGTAGTAGCATTCGGTGCGTTATTTAACGATATCTACATCTCTAGACTTGACGATAATAACGCTGAAGTGGAACGAATTAAAGTTCCTATTGGTTACGGCCCACAGCAAAAGTTTATTCGTCGTCTTGCTAGAATTGGGACAGATTTTGATGCAAATAAGGTTCGCATTGAAAACTATTTGCCTCGTTTATCCTTTGAAATTGCAAACATCTCTTACGATCCTAATCGTAAATTAAATCCATTAAATCGAACTGTTTTGTATAAAAATGCTTCAACTGTAAAAAGCAGATACGAAAAGGTTCCGTATAACATGGATATAAATCTTGGAATTATGACCAAGAATACTGAAGATGCTCTACAGATCATGGAACAGATTCTGCCGTATTTCCAACCAGAATACACGGTTTCTATTCGCATGAATGATATAGATCAAAATGTAAACATTCCAATTGTGTTTAAGAGTTGCAACATAGGCGAAGGCGATGATGGTTCTTATGGTGGATACGATCTTCGTAAACTGACTTACGCATCCATGATCTTTACGGCTAAACTATACTTGTATGGCCCAATCAGCGATGTGGGAGTCATCACAGATACCGGTGGCGTAAGTCTTGGTGCAGGGCCATCATCAGTTTCAGGATCTTTGAGTGGAATAAACATTATGATTGGCATACCAAATGGCCCAACTGCTGCAAACATTCGAGTGTATCCAAACACAGGAGTTACTGCGGGTTCGTATGTTCCTGAAGGCCCAACAGCACAACATCAAATTACAGAATTCCCCGGCAACGGGTGATTGATAGGAGTTTATATGAATGGTGAATCTAAAGTTGATATGAATTTGGAT